TTTTATATTCTTTATCTAAATCATATTCAATGCCCAATGCCACGCATCTATCTTTTATAATTTGCTCTTTTTTTAATGCTAATTTTTTACTGACATCTTCAAGGGTTTTGTTAATTGCAGAAAAGTCAATATTTTGATATTCTTTTGGTAAAATATTATCGGTTAATTTTAATTTATTGGTTATCATGATTGGTTAATTAGTTTGAAGGTGTATTTTGCTCTACTTTTTCATCAATGACTTCTTTAATAAATTCATCAATAACATCACGTCCGAATTTAATGGTAATAAACTTTTTTAGCCTAATATATTTATCATCTTGGTTAATTTCATTCAAAATTCTATTGCTTTCGGTTTTTTTGTGTTTTGCAGCAGCAAGTTTATACCCCATTGATACATATTGAGTACTCCCAATTTTATTATTCGCTTGTTGTTTTAGCAAGTTATAATACTCCTTTTCGCTTTCAGTTGCACGTTCTTTAATGAATTCTTTTAGGGCATCATTAAACCTCATGGCAATAAGTGTTTTAATTTCTTCTACTTTGTAAATACTTCGTGTAGAAATTTCTTCCGCTAGTAATTCAGCGTGTGTGTTAATGGATTTTAATTTCATTTTAAATCTTTTTTTGGTTAATGGTTAATTATTGTTTTTTAGCCTTAATTTTATCATACCTAATCCTCTCATGCAACTTTGTAGCATTGAACGGTCAGCATTGCTAATTTTGTACTTTTTAATAATCGCATTTTGCCGTTCAGTTAAAACTGCTTTTTGCTTTTTCATTGCCTCAATGTTGTAATTTGTGTTTTCATTAAGGGTTGCGGATTCTTTTTCCTTTGTCATATGGTTTGGTTAATTAATTTAATTATGCAAATAAATTTCTATCTATTAATTCTTCATCAAAAATATAGTTACTTGTTGAAACAATATTAAGTAGTGTTGTATATCGAATAGAAAAAACCCGCTCAATGTAAAACATTTTACCTACATTTCTAAGTAATGTATAGCCTAATTCTGGCTTAAAATCATTCGATAATATTCTTTGTGCGATAATTATAATTCCGTCCGAATAAGTGTAAGAAATGATTTTAGTCAATTCACCACCAACGGTTATAGTTCTTTGTACTTGTGCTCCTAAGCAGTCTCTTTTTTTAGTCATGATATTGTGGTTAGTTTAATTTTCTATGTTTAAAACATTGTTGGGTTTCAATTGAGTTAGTATTCGGATAAAATGTTATCTCTTTCTCCAAGTTGCTACAATACCCGTAATTAGTATCTTTCTTTACAAAAATAAATTTTCTATCTTGTATTTCAATTCTCTGTTGCTCATTCTCCTTTAATAACTTTTCTTCTTTTGCCTTATCAAAGCCTCTTTTAATTATTCTTTCTCTGTTTTTTTCGTTTCGTTTAAGCGCATTTATTTTACATAAATCAAAGAATTCATTTTGTAAAATTTTAGATTCTTCTGTCTTTTTATTGAACTTATCCAAATCTCTTTGAAGGAATTTACAATCATTGCAATTGCAATCTAAGCATTGAAGTAAAAATGTACTTTCTTTATCCATGTTAATTTTCAGCGTGGAATAATTGTTTTATTTGATTTTCTACTTTGGTTTTATTTTCGGGGTTCGATAAAAAGTCAATGTATGCAAGGCGTTTAGAAATTGCCTTCAATTCAATTTCACTATAAATATTATTTGCGACCTCTCTAATGGTTCGCATTTCACCACGTTGCAAGGCTTCACCTTTAATAACTTGCTTTGCCTTCTCCATGTATTCTCGCTTATGTTCGCGGGTTATTTCAATCAATTTTAATTCATCCAATACATCGTAATACGTAGAAGTTCGCATAATTGTAGTATCTTCAAATGATGCTAAAATCTGATTCAATAAACCTAAATTTGCACTCCGTTCCTTTTCGGGTGTTAGTTCCTGCGACTTATCAATATCGTATTTCATTTGCAAATTTTTAGCACTAAGCACCACTTTATCGCGTTTAACCTTATAAATTGATAGTACTTTGCTGTAAAACATACAATCGAAATTTTGGAAATGCTGGGGGACTTCACCTTTTTCGTCTTTTATGTCGCCTAAAATATACATTTCAAAAGCCAAATTAACCTCGTTAATGTTAAAATCTGAAAAATATTTGATATGGTGTTGTGTTAAAAAGTCGGATAATTCCAATGAAGGTAGTTTGCAGCCTATTTTAGCGCATATCAGAGCAATCATAGTAGAATATGACTTTAAATTAAATAAGTCGCTTAAATCGCTTAAATTAGCTTTTAAAATCGTTTTGTCGGTTAAACTCCATTTTTGAGTCAAGGTCAGCTCCGTGTTTAATAAATGCTTTAATTTCGCTTTCTGTGTTTCTTCCGATTTTTCGTTCGTTAGGGTTGGTAATGCCATTTGTAATTTCTTTTTTTAAGTGTTGTATAGTATTTAAGACTTTTGCTTTCCAATTTACAATAGGGGTATTATACCCATCTTTCCATTCATTCACTTTCCAAGCCTCATATTTTAATTTCAAACTTTTTTCAATCTGTGAATATTCATTTGGTATTTGCAATTTTACATAATCGCAAAATTCAATTAATGAAGGGATAATTATTTCTTTTCCTTTCCTTTCCTTTTTTTCCTTTCCTTTCCTTTCCTTTTTAGCATTGCCATCGGATTGCGTTTGCAATGCGTTCGCATCACTTATATTAATTTCATTGTGCTTATCCCATCTTTTACGGGCGTTTTCACTTGCTTTTTTACTCTTTTTATCCCTTTCATTAAGTCTATTTTCTACTGACTTAGAACCGAATAATTCACCATCAAAAACAAACAAATCAAAGTCATTAATAATGCTTTCAATCACATCTTCTCCAACCCTATATTCAAATGCCATACCTTCGCAATCCAATCGCAATGCGTTCGCATTATTATACAAATCTTCTACAATAGCCCAAAATATCCCATACCCTGCCATTCCGTGCTTACGTATAAGTCGTTTAATTTTATCGTCCTGACGGGCGTTATAATCGTGCGAAAAATAGAATGTATCTTTGGTCATAATGCTTAAAATGAAAATACCCCCAAATTGCGTGACCAGTCGCAAAATGGGGGCTTTCATATTGTTAAGGGTTGCTTAACTATGTGAATGTTACTCTGGTCAGTAACTAATAATTATCTTTCGAGTTGCAAATATACGATTTTTTTTGAGATGTGGGGAATTAAATTGTTAAATTATTTAACTCCATAAAGTAGGAGCAACTTTCTCCATTTTACTTTTAGCAAAGCCAAATTCTTCAATATCTTTTTTTACTTGCTTTTCTTCAACAAGCCATTGATTCGCTTTTACCCAAAACTCTTTCTTTATTTCAAAACCAAACCCTTTTCGGTTCAATCTTTCGGCAGCTACTAAGGTGCTACCACTTCCTGCCACTGGGTCAATTACTACATCGCCCTCATCTGTAAAAATTGAAATCAATGTTTTTAAAAGTTCTACGGGCTTTTGTGTTGGGTGTATTTTTTCGCTTTCTCCATCACGAGGCCAATCAATGCAATTAAAAATCATTTTACCATTATTCCTAAATTTAGGCAATCTGTCACGGTATAAAACTAATCCATATTCACAATTACCCACAATTTTCATATTTGCTTTTAAAACTTGCGCTGAAAAGTTTTTACGGAAAACCAAATTTATATAGTTATTAAGCCCGTATCTTTTAGCTAGTTCAATTAAATACATTTGTTGGTCAAATGCGCAAAAAATAATCATACATGGCGCATCTCCTTTTTGCCTTGCTTCGCCTTCAACTTTTACTTTTTTAGATTCCTGCTTTAGCATAGTAGAGCAGAAGTGCATAAATTCAGCAGGGCGAAAATCATCATCGGTATCAAAGAAACTTTTCCCCGCCAATTCACTTTCTCCGTTACCGTTATCTCCGTCTTTATACCATGCAGGGTTTGAGGCATAAGCATTATTACCTAAGTTATAAGGTATATCTGCTATGATCAATTGCGCCTTTGGTATAGCATAGCTTTTATAGTTTTGGAAATGGTCTCTATAAATCACAGTAGTTAGTTAGTTAAAGGTTAGTTAATTGATGGTGCTATACTTAGCCTCCGTTTCGTAAATCTCCACAATATCTTTGACCTTGTACCGTTTCTCGATTAATTTAACGGGTATAGGTTGCGTTAATTGTGGGTCATGGTCTTTGAGCCAACGTTTTACTGTGGATACTTTGACGTCCATTGTTTCGGCAATTAAAGCCGTGAATGATTCGTTTTGTTTAATGAGATTCTCTATCTCGGGTTTGATTCTACTTTTCTGCATGGTTACTGATTAATTAAATTTTCTAATAAGACCCGCATCTTTACGTTCTGCGTAGGTCATTCTTTTGTACTCTTGTTTTGCACGTGCTTTTAACATTTGCTCGTGTACTGTTAGTTTTAGATTTAAGCCCGTTGGTTTAATATCTAAAAATTGGATGTAGCTTTGTTGTTGGTTCATGTTATTACTTTTTTAGTTTACAAATTTAGTTTGTTTTTTTGTTGTACACAAATTTATTTTAAAGATTATTATAGTTTACTAGGCGATGATTATTTGCCTCAATAGAATTAAACGCTTTTTGAGCATCTTCATCTGTTTCGTAATACTTTTGAAGATATTTACCATTGTCTAAATGAAATTTTATTCGTGCTTTGGTATATGCTTTGTTATCAATAGTTACCGAATATTCATCATTTATAGATTCGCCAATGTAATGATTATTCCCCAAAATATGTTTGTAGTAAAAGCCCTCTTTTACAAATCGAATACCAAATATTTTAACTTCATATTTATAAAAATAATCTTCATCTATTTCACTTTTAAAAAGTTCTATTAATGCAATTTTTGATTTGTTTATTAATGCGTCCATGTTATTAATTATTTTAAAATGTTATCGAATTTAGATTTGCGTGTACGAAAAAAGCCCGCTAAGTGAGGATATTCGTTCATAAATAGCCGTGAATAGAATGGTGTAAAATTGTTATTTACTTTGAAATTAAAGGGGTCATTTGATGCACTTACATTTGTTTCCCACCTAATTATATGAAAAATAAAATCTGAACTAATATGATTGAAGCCCCTTTGAATAGCTTTTTTAGTATAGACTTTATACAATTCGTATATTTGAGGATTAGCCAAATGATATGCGGGGAACTCTTTATTTTCAATGCCCTCGAATAGGTCAAGTTGTGCGCTCATGTTATTCAGTTAATTTAATACACTTTTGTAAAATTTCAATGCGTTTCTCCCACCCTTTATACGTGCATGGAAACCAAAACCCGCCTTCGTGTTTAGGTTCAAACGCCTTTAATTCTTTAAAGTCATAAATACTAAAATATTTATACCACAATGTTCTATTTATGCTCCCACTATAATAAATCCTATCTGATAGGTTACAAAAACCATAATTTACGCTTTCGTCTTTTATTGCATAGTCAAGCATTAATTTATAAATATGATTCCGTTCTTTTTTTGTTAGTGCCATGATTATTGATTATTAAGAATTTTGTTAGCCTCAATTACTTTCATTTTAAGAGCCTCTTTATCCTCTACGGGTATATCGAAGGCGAATTTATTTAACTCGCTTATATCGCACTCATCGGGCAAAAGAGCCAATGATTCAGGCGAAGCATAGTAGATGCGTTTCATTTTCTCCACGTCTTCGCTATTTTCGCATAAGGTTCTAATTTCGGGTAAGCGGATTTCTTTAGGCATGAATATAATCAATTCGGCTTTGTCGCGGTTCACTAATACTCCGTTGCTCACTAATTGCCAGTAATA